TACTGCGCCGTTTCGATGATGGTCAGGTTCTTCATGATCCACGCGGATATAAGCCGCTCACCGATGAATGAGATACACCGCATATGATAGTCGGCATGCTCTTCACCGAAATGCTTCACGGCATAGTCGCGCCAGCGTTTCAGTTCATCTTCCTGAGATTCTGGGTCGCCAATCAGTCTGCGACGGATTTTCTTTAGCAATGGGAAAAGCCACTCCACCATGCGGTCGTAGTCCTTAGTGGTCATCACGAAGCAACAACTCCTGACCAACAGATGACCATTGAGGATATTGTCAGCATACCACTCGCCTTTATCGTCTTGGTTGCCAACGCAATCAATCATCACGTCGAGAGCCTCCTTTCCGTGGTGCCTTGCAAACTGCTGTGCCACCGTTTCGCTGCCCCAGTTATCCATCTGGTAGATACACACCTCGCCATTGTTCGGCAGTCGTTTCGGCTCAAACTGTCGGCGGTAGTGATTGATACCGATGCAGCGGGTATCGGTGGTGTTCCACCATATCCAGAACATCGCCGTCAACTCCGACCACGCAGGATTCAGCACGTTCACTTCATGGCCTGCATCCGTGTGGTGGTTGGCATATAGCTTGCGCGTCTCGGTCTCTTTCAGTCCGTACTCCGCAATCTGCGCATCGTCATGATACACCGTCCAGATGGTCAATGGTTTCATATCTGCCATAACGCCTTCCTTTGATTAAGCCAGTTGATTTGATTCTGCACATCGCTCTTTCGCCATGAGCCACCGTGATAGTGGTCGTAGTATTCCGTCAGTTCCTTCACGTTCCACCCCACAAGTTCCGGCTTTCCGTTGATAACATCCTCTAAGAGTGAAGCCGCTGTGTCGTACCAGTTACCGCGTGTCATCTCGCCCTTCTGCAATGCCCAGCAGCGCATGGGGTCGAAGAAACTCACACCCTTGGCTACGAGCTTCGGCACGTTCATGTAGAGCAAAAATGGGTAGTACCTGGGAATGACCACGGGATTGTTCGGTCTCCATTCGATCTTGCCGACGGTTGCAAAATCATCGCGCCACATCCAGTCTATTGGCTTCTTGATCAGCGCGTCACCTTCGAGCAGCACGAAGCCGTTTGGCAGTATCTCCCACAACTTCTGAATAGTGATGATATGCTTGAAACTGCCGAAGTTCGACAGCATCGCCCAATGCGGCTCGCGGTCGGGGTACTTTTCTAATTCATTGTCGAAGTCGATAATTTGTCCTTTGGTGTTGTCAATCACCGTCACGTCGCCCAGTTTCTCGCGCTCTGCCTTGTCCTTCGGCAACTTGAACGGACGGGCTTTATTCAGTCCGAGGCTCGTCTCGGAGTCTGCGCTGTTGTCAAAGATGGTCACATGATACTTCTCGCCGCCGTGCTTCCTCAGACTGAGGATTGCAGCCGTTGTGATCTCTGGCGTGTTGAAATGCACCATCGCCACCTCACGCTCACCCGTGAACGTCGGCAGCTTCTTCGCCTTGGTCGCCTTCTCAGCCGTCCGTAATTTCTTCTCTGTAGTTCCTTTTTGTTTTGCCATAATCTGGGATATTTGTGTTCTTATGTTCTTCTGTCTAAAATCACTTGTCATTCACAATCAACTGCATGTGGAACTGCAACGTATCGTCGTAGTGGTTGGGATGGAACATTTCGGGGATGATCTGATACACACGACCGTCGTACTTGATCCGCGAGCGTTCATTGATAACGGCTGTGGCGTTGTACCTCATGCGCACAATCTTCACCGCATAGGCATCGAGCGCACCGGCATTCATGGCCGCTTTGCCTCGCGCATAGTCCACGTTCGCATGAAGGCACGGGCCTTCTTCCCATTCCACACCGCCACCGTCGATACCGAACTTACTGGTCTTCGCTTCCTTGCGGTTGATCACCTGAATCACGTCGTGTAAGAATCCTGCACTGTATCCCATAGCCTAATCCGTTTGGTTGATAATCTCGTCGCAGTCCTCCTTCGCCTTGGCGATGGCCTCGCGGAATTTCTTGCAGATGTAAGAGGTCGGCTGCTTGATGTAGGCATAGCGGTTGTAGAGTGCCGCCATATTCCTGCGCTGGGTATCGTAGGCTTCCACCAGTTCCTCGCTCGGTTCGGTAATCTCCCCGAAGTCAAAGTCAAACTCGGTCATCACCACCGTGAGTTTATCCAGCAACCCGTCGCGCTCCACTTCGAGCGGTGTGCCACCCGTCAGCACCATGTAGTTCTTCACCATGAAAGAGAAGCCGAAGGCAATCTCCTTGGAGTCTCGCTGCTCTTCTGCATCGCGGTTCTTATAGAGCGACTGCACCAACAACAGCGAGGCGTTGAAGATGGGGTCGGGTATGCGGCCATAGGTATCGATGAAGTTCTCATACGTGCGCCGCGTGAGGTCGAGGATGGCTTGCTCGGCTGTCATCGCCATTTGCTCCAGTTCTGCGTCCTCGCAGTTGAAGTCGATTCGGCAGTGCGCGTGGATGGCATCAATACTCAGCCACTTCAAGCCAGTGTCTTGTTCGTTCGTCATATCTGATATTTCTTTTTGTCTTCTGCTTATCGGCTGAAATGGTGTTTTAGGTTTACCGCCCTTCGACAGGCTCAGGGACCGAAAATGAAAAAGGGGAGCCGCTGCTCCCCAAAAATCCAACTAAAACAAATATTAATTATAACACTATGATGAAAACACATTATTTATTGGTTCAACATATTAATGACTGCCACTTTGCCGCCTGCTGCCATCAGCGAGGTGGGCATCTTCAGGATTTCCACGATGGCTGGGATATACATCACGGGGATGTCTGCCTTGCCTTCCTTGTAGATGGTGCGGGCTATCTCATCCAGTCCCAGGTCGCCCGTGTTCTGGTGGATTACATTACCCAGAGTCTTCGAGATGTCCACCTTCATTTTCTCGTCAAAACTCACTTCCATCTCGACTTGCGTGAAGTCGAAAAACTTTGTTTCTTGTTCTTTCTGTTCCATAGTTCCTTTTATTTAATAGTGAATAATGTTATGATACGCCTGTTATAATTCCACCTTTAATGGTAAGCGTCGTCGATCCGATGGTTACTGTTTGATTGACACCCGAATATATCGTGCTGCCTGATTTTATGGCGAAAGCAGTCGCACGTATATCACCATCTATGGACATTCTGTCTGCCTGTATATTTGCCTCTAACCCGCTTGTGTTATTCTTGATGATTAAATAATAAGGCTTTAGTGTGGCTGTGAAATTCAGACTACCAACAGCATAGTATTTCATCTCTAAAGCCGGCGTAATAGATGACCATGTACCTTCTCCTGCTACAAATCCAAGTTTTAATACTTCCGTGCCTCCGCTGTTACCCACCAAGTCAGCACCGTTGCTGGAATTAGGTTGAATATACATTTTATTGGTTCCTGTTCCGACGGTGATTTGTCCCGTGATCGATCCACCTTTGTATTCTCCGAGAATCCACAGATTGCCGCCGTTGTCAATACTCATCACGGTCTGACCGCCTGAGATGAAGTTGGTGGCGCGGGTAAAGGTGAAGTCGATATTATCGGCTTTTATGCTGGCGTTAGAGATGTAACCACTGCCGTCTTTCTTTACCATCAGCGAGATTTCTGCTTCTTTCACGTAGTCACCCTCGATTACTGTCACGCGGTTGCTGATCTGTGTGTCGGTGATTTCCAACTGACCTATCTTCGTGGTGTGACCATTCACGGTGCTTTCTACTGATGTTACCGATGCCGTCAGGTTGTTGGCAGTGATTGTCAGTTGACCGATAGAGGTAGTATGTCCATTGACGGTCGTAGTCAGACTGCTGACGCTGGCGGTGAGCTGCTGGGCTGTCACCTGAAGCTGACCGATGTTGGTCTCGTTGGCTGCCACCCTGCCTGCCAACAGCGTCACTTCCTTCTCACTCTTGCGGATTTCGGTCCAGTACGCCACCATTTTGCCCTGCTCCTCTTCGAGTGAAAGCTGGATGGCGTTCAGTTGTCGCACCATGTGGGCTGCATCGTGCAAGCCCACCATGCGGAGTATTGCTTCTCTTGATAGATTCTCCATTATGATTCCTCCTCTACTATTTCTTCTACTTCTTCCTCCTCATCTTCTAATAGGATGAGACTTTGTATCATCTTCACCGTCGTCACATCGTCGCGCCACTGATGGCTGATGGCAAGCGTGCGGAAGTGGGTCTCTCCGAGCACCAGGTGGCTCAGTGGGGTGATGGGCTCCTGCTGCTCCACTATCTGCGTCTGAAGGTCGGCGGTGACGAGTCGCTTCGCCGCTGCCCAGAAGTTCACGATGCGGTCTGCCAGGTGTTGTTCGGGATGCTGGAGTGC